CGTGACGCTTGGGCTTGCCCTCCTCGGTGACCCCGCCCGACAGCACGACCATGGCGGCGTCGCCCAGGTGTTCCTCGGCGTAGGCGAGCTTGGCGTCGGTGTCGCCGGTGTCGAAGTCGGCGCACAGGGTGCGGAAGGTCTCGCAGTTCTCCGCCGTCCCTCGCGCGTCCTTGAGGGTGCAGGGGACGACGAATGTAGCCACATCGTGCTGGCCCCAGCGGTTCGCGTGGCCGATGACGGCGGCGACGAAGGGCTTCCAGCCCAGGCGGGCGGGCTCAAGGAAGATATCCTCGCGGAACACGCCCTCGCGGGCGGTCCCCTTTTCGCCGATGCCACGCAGGCACACGATGCCCTTGGTGTCGTGGTCGAAGAGCAGGGACAGGTGGGCCTCGACGTCTTTGACGTCCACAGTCAGCTTTTCCATCTGTTCAGATGAGACGGATGAAGACGGGGGTCTGCTGGCCGACATAGGCTCCTGTGACGTTGTACGACATCCACTCGATGGCCTCCTCCTCCGTCATCTCCTGGAGGATCTGGAAGATCTCCACGCACTTGGCGTGGTCGTAGACGACCTTGATGTCGCAGCCTTCGGTGACGCCGATGATGGCGGCGTCGAGCCCGTCTGCGGTGATGGTCTCGTCGTCGATTTCCTCAAGCAGCTCCATGAGCCGCTTGCGGTTGTCCTTGCCGTCCTTCTCAAGGAGCTTGGCGAGTTCCCTGCGTCCAGGGGTCAGTTTCTTTTTAGCCATGGGGGCGTGATGTCGGTTGGTTTGTTCTGATGGGTGGGGGAAATGGTGCTGTGGCAACGCTGGCGGAAGTCGCAGAACTTGCAGCGGAAATCGGACGGGTCCTTGGAGATCTTGACGGCCTCCTCGGGGACCTCGGTCTTGATGATGCGGACGACCTTGTCGATGTAGTCCTGGCAGTCGCGCGAGTTGAAGGCCACCATCTCGACGTAGATCTCGCCGGTGTCGCGGTTGAGGGCGGTGAAGAGGCAGGCTTCAAGCTCCTTGTAACCCATGTAGACCTGGACCTGGGCGTAGTAGACGGGCTTGGACTTCTTGAGCCCGTTCTTCTTGAGGTCGTTCCAGCTCTTGTCGCCGAGAGCCTTGTTCTCCCACAGCAGGGGGTACTTGAGGCCGAGGTTCTCGGGCCCGCCGTGGATGTAACCGTCTAGGTGTCCCTTGAACTGGTTGTTGGCGTCGGCGATGGCGATCTGCTTGCCCTCGTCGGTGTGCGTCTGGAGCTGGAACCCGGCGAGCTTGAGGTACTCGGCCATGCGCTCTTCGCCGTCGTGGCCCATGTCGAAGATGCGGAGGGTCTTGCCCTTGAAGTCCGAGCCCTCGTCCTTGGGGGTCATGTGGAACTCGTAGGCAAGCTTCCGGTCGCACTCTTCGCCGATGCGCGAGGCGCCCAGGTACTTGCGTGGAGGCTGGCTGTTGCGGTGCTTCTGCATCGCTTCGTCGATGCACTTGATGATGCCCTCGGCGATGGGGTCGTTGGTCTCGGGTGTGAACTTCATTAGATGGAAAGGACTTTGGCCTTGATGGCCCGCTCGCGGAACTTCCACGTCAGCAGGCACGAGGCCCTGTATCGGTTGATGCCCATGGCGGACATGGGGTCGAGCCCCAGGACCTGGAGCTGCTTGGGAGAGGGGGTCTCGTGGATCCACCGCTTGGACTTGCGGGCGGCGTCCTTGTCCCCGTTCTCGCGGAGGAAGTCGTCGGCGGAGGCCATGGCCTGGAGGCGGTCCTGGGTGACGCCGATGAGCTTGGCTTGGGCGCCGTCCTCGGCTCCGCCGACGACGAACTCCTTGCCGTCATGGCGGACGACCACGGCCCAGGCGGACATGGCGTTGGCGATGGTGACCGCCCCGTCCCAGAGGGACTCCCAGCGGAACGGGGACAGCTCCAGAATCTCGACCTCGGTGAGGGTGAACTCGGTGAGGTCGGCCCGCTCCTTCTTGAACTCAAGCTCGCGCCGCTCGACGGGGTCGAAGGCGTACTCGCAGGCAGGGCAGAAGAGGACGGCGGCAGGGACCTCCATCCCGCAGTCGGGACAGGTCTTCTTCATGCCTCCGCCCTTATGCACGGGCTCCAGGCGTACCTCGGTCTCGATGCCCCCGTGCGTGAGCAGGGAGTAGCCGAAGTCGATGACGATGCAGTCGGACTTGATGACCCCTGGGTGCTTCTCTGGGTCCACCTTGCGGAGCCCGCGACCGATCATCTGGATCATCGTGGACTTGAAGGAGCATGGGCGCAGCAGCACCACGCAGGACACGGTCTGGCAGTCCCAGCCCTCGGTGAGGACGGCGACGTTGACCAGCACCTGGAACTTGTCCTTTTCGAAGTCGTGCAGGACTTTCCTGCGGGTCCCGTCGGACAGGCCGCCGTGGACTAGGTCGGCCTTGATGCCGGCCTCCTTGAAAGCCTCGGTGACGTGCTGGGCGTGTTCGACCGTGGAGCAGAACATGACCGTCTTGCGGTCGCCGGCCTTGGCCTTCCACTCCTCGATGACCTTGGCGGTCACGGCGGACTTGTCCATGATGGCCGCGACCGCGTCCATGTCGAAGTCGGCGATGGTGCGGCGTACGCCGGAAAGCTCCGCGCGCAGCCCGCAGTCGATGACAAAGACCCTCGGCTTTACTAGGTTACCGGCCTCGATGAGTTCCTTGACGGTGATGACGTCGGCGACGTTGGAGAAGATCTCCTTGAGGGCTTTCTTGTCGCCGCGTTGCGGCGTGGCCGTGACCCCCAGGATGAGGACCTCGGGGTTCAGTTCCCGGGCCCGCTTGATGATCCGTAGGTAGGAGTCGGCGGCGATGTGGTGGGCTTCGTCGATGACGACGAGGTCCATCTTAGGCATGGTCGCGAGGTTGTCCTCACGGCACAGGGTCTGGACCATGGCGAAGGTGGCGCCCTCCGACCAGCGTTTGCGGTCGGCGGCGTAGACGTCCGAGGGGGTCTCTGGGGACACCCGTCGGAAGGTGGCCCTGTTCTGGGACACCAGTTCGTCGCGGTGCTGGATGACGAGCGCGCGGTAACCCGGACGCTTGTCCATGCAGTACTTGACGGCGGCAGACAGCATAACGGTCTTGCCAGCCCCGGTGGGGGCGACGCCGAGCGTGTTGCCGTTTTCGGCCATGGCGAGGCATAGCCGGTGGACGAAGTCCGCCTGTCGTGGTCGGAGCTTCATCGGAAAGTGGGGGGCGGGGAGAGAGGCGACCCCAACAGTCGCGTCATCCCTACGAGCGTGGCCGGAATTGACTGGACCGACGGCCAGGTTGTCGTCCCGCTCTCGCCCTGCTTGTTAGAAAGAACGGACGATCTCCACCTCTGTGTTGAACCAGTCGCGAAGTATTCGCTTCGCCCTGGAAGACACCGACGGACGTCCTTGGAGACAGAGTGTGAGCAACTGTAGGAAGTTGTCAGCACAAATCGCATCCTTGGAGCCCGAGTTGAGAAGGTGGAGGATCCGGAATAGGTCCGCTTCGTCCGTCATCTAGACCCCCTTAGAAGGGGGCGTTAGACGACGGGTTCTTGATCCAGCCCGGGCCCGAACCGAAGGTCGGGGCGGAGGGCTGGGCAGGAGCCTGCGGCGCGAAGGCGTTGGAGCGAGCCGTGTCGATGGCCTGCTGGCCGCCGATGAGCTTCTGGAAGTCGCGGTAGCCGCCGGAAGCGGGGTTCGACGACAGCCACTCGCCAACCTTGTTCTTGTCGGCGTACGCGGGGTCCTTGGACTTCTCGACCTTGACGCGGATGGCGCAACGCTTGCCGTCGATGAAGTTCATAACGTCGGAGGTCGGCCTGCCGATGAACGCATCGTAGCTCTTGGGGTCGGACGGCTTGAAGATGCCGGCGACCTCAAAGATGCGGGTGATGGCCTTGACGGCCATGCCGCGCCACACTTCGTTGTTACGAGTGTCGTTGATGTCGGCGAGCATCTCGAAGATCTTGCGACCTTCGTAGGGCCCGTCGAGCAGGGTCAGCGCCACGTTGTAGTAGGTGCCGCCCGTGTTGTTGGACTGCTTGACCGACTGCACCGTGATGATGGCGTAGGACAGCGTCCCGGTGGGGATGAGTTCCGGAGCCGAGCCGGCGCCGGAGGTGGGGGAGAACGGGTTGTTCATGTGTGTGTGTGGGTGGGAAGGTTAGGACTGGGTGGGGAGGGTGGTGACGAGGTTGGT